ATCCGTCTTGACGCTGACATCCATCGTGTGCCATTCGTTTTGACCATACGGGCCGAACGTTTTAGTCTCTACGGGTATCGGCGCAGGAGTGGGCGCGGGGGTTGGTGGCGTGGGTGTTGGCGAAACAGGCTCCGGCGCTGGGGGGGCAACAGGCGCTGGTAGAGCGGGAGCCGGTGGGGTCGGCGCTGGAGTCGGCGGCGTGGGACGATCCTCACATTTGCAATCAGCGATACCGGCGGCGCATGTATAGTTTTTCCCTGCCGCTTCACACTCCGCTTTCCCCTTGGCGTACATGACGCCTGCGTCAATCGCGCTTTGCGTGGCCGGGGCCATTGTGGCGCAGGACGTTAGAATGGCCGCGAACATAGCGGCGACGCCAAAAATCTTTTTCATTGAGCGTTCTCCTGTTCTTTTTCAAAAAGTAACCGTTCCGCCTTGCGCCGCGCGGTCAGTCCATCCAGGACAACCGACACGCCTTTTACTTTGGCGTGGTTGTAGCGCTCAAACTCTTTGGCGGCTGAAACCATGTGGAATGTGTTTATCAGCCTCAACATGGCGGATGTTTTGAACCGGTCTGCTCCGATGTTGAAGACAAGGGAGACCAGCGCGGAAAACTGGTTGTCGGTAAGCGGGACTTTTACCGCGTTGCGGACTGCCAGCTCAGCCTTCTCCAGGTCGCGAGCCAGAAGGTCATCAGCCTGCTCTCGTGTCATCGGCTCTGAAAACGTCTCCCCATCAAGGATGACATGCCCATAACCGATAGTCTTTTTCTCCGTCCCTTTCTGCTCTGGCGCGGTGTAGGCGTACGCCATGAAAGACTCGGAGCTTTCGATAATGCGCCGCCCGGCGCGGTTGGTTTTCATGTCAAAGCCTCGCCAGGGCGAAAAGGTTTTTCCAGCCGAGGCTCGATACAGTTGTTTCCCATTTTTCACTTAATCCCTGCGTCTAGCGCCAACACCCTGACGACCTTCGTCAACCGTTTCAAATACGCGACAGCCCCGGAGAGATTGGTGACATTGGAGTCAATGTGGCTGTCTATTTGAACGTCCGTCAGGCCTGACAATTTGGCGATGATTTCAGCGCGCCTATCGGCGATGGCTTGTTCGGCGGCGACGCGTTCCGCTATTTTACCGGGCGCCATTTCCGGGTCGGGCAACGGCATGTTGCCAGCGGCGAGCCATAACACATACTCGTCATACTCCTTATTGCCCGGCTTAAGAGGGATACACGCCCCGTCACTTAGGCGTTTGACGGAGGCGACTACGCCAGTCAGCCTGTCTTTTATTTCCTGATACATGATCGTCTCCTATAATTCAGCGGATGCTGTGAAGCCGGTGGCGGCGGCTCCGCCTGGATAAGCCCACATCATCGCCAAGGCCGTCACAGTACAATAAAGTGTCACGCCAGACGGGGAAGTGATGTACACAACAGGTTGACCACAGTTAGTGACCGTCCATGTCCCACTCTTTGTTACCGTGGGGGCAACCCTCATAGGCACGGGGAACGGGATCATGAAAGTATAGTTAATTCCCCCCGGCATATATCCGTGGAGGAAAATATGATTCCCATTCGCCCCTTGCGCGTCCAAGTAATACCGCAGGCATTTCGCCAATGTCTCTGAATAGCTCTCAAACTCAAACGCCGTGGCGATGGAACCGATTTCAAACTGGTATTCCGTCAATCGCAAGTTCTTGGCGGTGATCGCGCCGACCTCTGCCTTTATCTCAATCTCAATTCCCTTTGAGCAATCGCCCATTGAGACGTTCTGGAAAGTCAGCCATCCCGACGCGCCGGATGCGATTGATACCTGACCACTGTTTGCGATTTCCGTAACTGCGGAAAAAGTGTCAGCGGTGGTGGTTGGCTTGCGAAGGTACGCCGTGAAATTAACGGCAGAGCCTACATCGTGCAGGACTTTCACGCTAAGGCTACAAGACTGGTTCTTGTAGTTTTTAGCTATGAGCGATTCGATGCGGTGGCGATGATAAAGAATACCCGTCCCTGTGAGTGTCACGCCGGAGAAATGATGCGCGTATCCAGTCCTGCCAACGGCGGCTGTCGTGTCCTGATTCAGCGACCCCGCTGTGCAGGCGGAGCCAGACCATGCGCCAGTGAACCTGTCGCACGCGCCGAAAACGTAGGTAGACGCGGCGGCGTTTTTGATAACATCCGTGCCTACGGTTCTTTGAACTACTATGCCGGAGCCGTTGATGACGCCGAGTTTGAATACCGCAACTCCAGGCGCTGTCGCCCAAGACGTGTTAGCCCCATCGCTAGTCAACACTTTGCCGCTATTGCTGGTTTGTGTAGGTAGCAGGGCGTTCAACGCGGCGTTCGCGGTCGACTGCCCCGTTCCGCCGTTGGCTATGGGAAGAGTTCCCGACACGGCGGCGGTCGCAAGAGCTATAGCCGCTCCGTCGCCTCCGTTGTGATCGTGCGAGTCGCCGTTGGTGACGCCTTTGGCGATAGGCGCGAATGTTGTTGCGCCAGATGCGGGAGTCAGGTAATCAGCTCCGGCGATGGCTGTGGCTGGCGTAGAAACCCCACCCGCTACGGAGTGTTTCAGCAAACCAGTGGTCAACGCGCCAAGATTCGTTTCCGCGCTTAACCCGGCCTCGGCCTGGGCGGTGAGATAACTTGCCGTCGTGGGCGCGCCGCCGCCACCAGCCGTAATCCACCCATCCAGTTTCCCGTTTGCGTCTGCGATCGGGATTTTGTTGGCGGTGGGCGTGGCTGTGGCGTTTGCCGGGTCTTGAACGACTTTGGACGAACCATCAAGGCTGGGGTATCCGCTGGCCACCGCTTTATTCGCAGTCAACTCATGCCCCGAATGAGGGGCGACCGCGCCGATGTGCGTTTGGATATTCGCGTTGGATGGCTCGTAAACACCGGAATGGTTGTGGCCGGATGTGGCGAACGCCGCCGCGTGATTCCCGTCAAGCAGGTCGGCGTTGAGGCCGGTGACCAATTGCCCCTGCGCGTTGGCTCCCAAGGCGAACGGCGCGGCTGGAGTCGCGGGGGCGAACGAATGTTGCGCGGTTATCGTGGCTGGGGAGGATTCCCCCACAAGTTTCGTGGTTGCGTCCGGGAGAGTGTAGTCGCGGTTGGCGGTCAGGCCCGTTGTCAGGAGCCTTGCGCTGTTGGCGGTATAGTTTATCTCGAACGAGGCGGCGGATGTGCCAGGGTCGGTGTTCTGGCTATGCAACCTTACGTCGTTTCCCTGGCAGACGGTATTGACGGCGGAGCCGTAGGTGGGCGCGATGACGGCGTTGATGTTATTGCCCGTGTTAAGGAGGCCGTTTGCGCCAGCTACGGTGTCGGTCTGTCCGCCAGACGAAGATGAGAGGGGGAGAAAGTAGATAGCCGTGGATGAAAGGACGTAGCCGAGTTTTACGCTCGTCACAGCGAAGGTTACGGTTCCAGAGCTGGAAAGGTAGGCGAACTTGTTCGCAGGGCCGAACGACCAGGCGCCGTTTTGAACCCTTCCCGCCAGGACCAGCCGCACAGGCGCGCCCGCTGTCGCCGCAGACATGACGACGCCGAGCGGGTCTCCAGGGATGTAAGCAGACACAGTGGCTAGATACGCCTTTTTCGCGCCAGTCCCATCATCCTTGATGACGGCGACACTTCCAGCGTTGAGTGTCTCCGCCGCCGCCGAATTGTATACCAGCGCCGGTTCATCGAGCGTGTCCAGGTTCTGGTTTTGCCAGACATCCCAGTTGTCGGTGGAATTTTGCGCTATTTTGACGAGGTTTTTGTTGGGTGTGTACCCTTGAATCGGCATTTTAGTTCTCCATGATCTGGCCCAGCCCGTAGGGGGCCTGGCCGAATTGAGTCATTCCATAACCTTTGCTTACGCGCGAATATCTCCTTGCGTTAACTGTCACGGTGGCGATATTTCCCCCGGCGAGGTTTCCCATGTCCAGCGAGGCGGAAACAACCATCATTTTCGACGCGGCCAGGCTGTCCATCTCGGCGGTGACGCGCAGGATGTCGCCAGGCTCCAGCGCCAGCGCGGATCCTAGTGGGAAAGTGAAACGGTAAAAGTCCGCCGCTTCGGAGCTTGCGTTGAGGATGTCCAGTCCATAAGCTTGCGCCACCTCGCGCGAGGCGACGGCGGCCAGCGGGACGGTAATATTTTTCACTCCGTATATTTCGATAGACCGCAGGTCGCGCACAATCACGGAATCGGCGGCCCCGGAAACGGATTTGAACTCCACGGTCACTTCGTTGACGATCCGCTCCGGCGCGGGACGGGCGCGCATTATCAAGGGAGCCCCGGTATCGTCGGCCAGCATGTCGCCCTGGGCTATGTCCGCCAGGCCGCCAGTCGGAGCGGGCGGGTTAAGGTTATCCCTCGCCACAGAGCGGGCGAGCAGGTCCCATTTGCCAGTCGAGTCGTTCTTCTTAAGCTGTCTGCCAGCCTCCCTTGCGACTGTATGGACAAACGAGGCGGCGTTTTTCTGAGTGTCCACCCTATACTTGAGGCTGGGAAGCGTTGGGTCGTCAAACCCACTGCCGACAAGCTGTTGCGGGATGAACTCCTTGATGATATCGCCAGCTTTGGCCGATGGGCCGCCGATCAGGGCTGTGACGGAAGCCTCGTCAAGCGCCGACTCCACGGCGTCGTATGTCACCTCCAGCTCCACCGCGAGCGCAATAATGCTGGACGTGGAGAACGGCCATTGCGAGCCGGAAAACCACGCCCGAAAGCTGTCTGCCAAACCGCCGTTGGACTTGATATGGGCCAGGGCCTCGGCGGTGACGTCGCGGGACAGTTCGAATGTGTCCCAATGCCGGGAACTGGGGCTTGTATATGTGTATGGGTAGCCGTTATTGTTGGGCCATATCTCAAACTGCGGCCCTTTTTTGTCCCGCGTCACCCACCATCCGCCCGCTTTGATATTGGCGCCGTCGCCAAGCTCGGAGGCGGGGAAGCTGTAGCTTGAGCCAAACACGCTCAGGTTAAAAGTCCCGGCGGTGATATCCAGCCCCGTGTACCTCATAACAAACCGTATGGAGGCGATCCGGGAACCGATGTTCGGGTAATGAACGGAGTTAATCAGCCCCAGCCTTGATGAGGAGGGCGCGCCGCCGCCAGAGGCCGGGACGGTGAAGTCGCCAAGGACACATGGGTTTGTCCCGGCGTTGTAGCCGTGAGGCCATTGCGCGGTGAGCTGTTGCGGCCGCAGGTAGGTTGACCCGGTGGTGAAGGAGTCGTCAACCTTTGTGTATTTGAGCTGAGTGACGAGCGGGCTTCCCACTTTGGAGCGGACGGAAGAGGAACCCGTCCGTATCCATGCGACGCCGAACGCGTCGTCGAATACGGCGTCCTGCGCGGATGTTTTCACGCCGTTGACGTAGACCTCTTTTATAAAACGGCCGCTCAATCCGGGGTGATACCCGTCGGCTGAATTCCCGGCGTCGGAATGGCCGTGATAAAACTGGTAGGGCGTTCCCAGCGACGGTTCGGAAGATGCGTATGGCCCGGCTCCTGATTCGTCGCTACGCGGCCAGAGGGCGCCGGAGCTTGGGGCGAAAAACGGCTCGCCGCCGTTCATAGGCGCGGGGACAAAGAAATTGGCTCCGCCAGACGGTGTGTAAATATTGTACTTCCACTCCGAGACGCCGGTTTTGACGGGGTTGTCCCTGACAGTCAGCCTGTAGTCGCCCAGGTATATGTCGCACGGGGTTGGGTAGGGGCTGTCCTGCCTTTTGTCGAACGATATCAGGACGTGATTGGCGCCCGTGGCGGGGTCGAACAGGGCTGATGGCCCGGTTATCCTGCCTGTCCGCTCTGGCCGGCTCAAAGGCAGGCCGGGAACCACAATGTCGTTTCCAAACACCGCAGGCTTCCACCCGGCCAGTAGCGCAGGCTGGAGCGCGGGCCACTGGTGGCGCGAGTAACGGCCCGACAGCAGATCGCCCAGGCTCAAATCGTTTACGGATATCATGGCGGTTTTGGAGACGATGTCCAGCGGGCATGCCCGTGGCGTTATGCCTGTGGTGATTTCCGGTGTCCCGCTCAGGATTGTGATGAGGTCGTTGAGACTCTGTCCCGACGGGGGCGTAAGCCCGGCGCCATCGAGCCACAGGTAAACGGTGGCCCTGCTCCTGCCCAGGTCGTGGCGACGAAGGCTGTGGCTGATACCAGGCTCGCCCGGCCCAAGGATGTCCTTCTCGTTGGAGAGGGTGATGGTGGCGTCCGAGACGTTGGAATCCGCCAGGGCCGGGTCGAAATACCTGTCCACCACGCCCCAGTCGAAGACGGCCGGTTTCCATTGTTCGCCCCACAGCGTGAACGGCCTGTCTGAAAAACGCAGGGTGGTTGATGCGGAGCCGGCGACAAGGTCAAGCTGTAACAGCCAGACCGGCCTTATTTCGGTGGCGGCAAGCGCGTTCAAGACAGCTTGTGATAAATTTCTCACCTTATTAATTCCTTCTTAGGCCCACTGACAAGGGGGCAGTGAGCTTTTAAGCGAACGGGGGTTTCTTGAGCTAAACCCCCCGGCCTTCGGCCACCCCCCTTGTCAAGGGGGCATAAGAACGCCCCTATACAGGCCGTCACGCCACCACCAGTTCGATGGGGCCGATTGAAAAACGGCTTTGCCCCTCCGGCGCGATATGGGCGGAACGCGAGGCGAACCTGACCGCCCTTATCGAGCCGTCATAACCTTTGTACTGGAATAATTTTTCGCCCACCGTGTGGAAGAAGCCCGTCCCGCCCGGCCCGGCAAAGCCGTCCGCCTCCGCCAGCGAAAGGGCGCGGTATGAGAGCGTTATCCGCTCCTGCGTTACTGGCGACGACTGCGCGACAAGCGTCCCACCGGCTGTGCGGGCCAGCGCCCCAAAACCGGATCGCGTGTACCCTCCCTCCCGCATGGGCCAGGCGGATGGCGAGAACGTGGCGGTGGCAGAGGCGAATGACGGATAGGCCATCTGGGGTTTTGTCTGGCTCATTTGGGCGCTCCCCCGTCAAGCAGGCCGGTCAACCCAAGCCGCAGGAGGTACCTGTCCATTTCCGGCGCCAGGCGCTGGCGGACAAGTTTGCGCGTGGAGGCCTGGCCGGGGGCGGGGGTGGCGCCCGCAGGGGCGGGGCCAGCAGGGGCGGTGTTTGTAGTCTTGCGCGTATCCATCGTCGCCTCGTAAGTTATATGTTTAATACTGTGTGGAGTCTTCGGCCATTGACGTCATGTAATCCGCCGCGTAAACGCAGAACGCGTCGCCTGCGGGGACGGGCGATTCGCGCTCCACGGCAAGCGGTGTGACGGCAAGCCCAAGCGAGGAGCCGTTAAGAAGCTTTTTGGACGCTTCCAGAAGCTCTTGCGCCTCATGCCTTCTCGCCAGCTCCGAGGATGGGTTGGCCGAGCCGTGATAGACGCGGAACCTCATTGTCCGGTCAAACGTGGGCGCAGAGGACGGGTCGTACTCCGACCCTGTGTATATGACCAGGACGGTTGGCATGACGAGCCGTATTTGCCCCTGCCCCAGCGCGGCCTTTTCGAACTGGCCGCCGTAGGAGCCGACGGAACGGGCTTTGCCGCCGTTTTTGGACAGCATGGGCGCGAGCGCCGCGATGATGGCGTCCTCGACATTTTTGACGGTCAGGTTCATCGCGTCACATCCCCTTTAGCAAGTCGCGGGAGAAGACCCGCCCAGGCCCGGTGAATGTGAGGGTGGAGGAAGCGTCGTCGGACGGGGCCGGTTTTTGCACCGCGCCGTCGAGGGCGATTTTCCCTTCGGACAGTTTTTCCAGAAAGGCCATCGCCTCCTCGCCCGCTTTTTCCCATGCAGGCGAGGACAGGCCGCGAAACCTGTGCAGGGCGCGTATCGCCAGCGAACAGGCCGCGTCCGCTACAGCGTGGGGGACGGGGTTGAACGGCGCCTTGTAATGCTTCCCGGCGAACGAGTCCACCATCGCCGAAGCGTCGCGGATGGCGCGTTCCACGGTTACAGCGTCCACAAGCCCTGAGCCTGTCACATCGGTAAGCTCGATGAGCGTTCGCTCGTCGGCTTTGCGTTTTAAGTCGTCCAGCGTGCAGTATGACATTTATAACTCCTTTAACCGGGGCGGCCCGGGGGGAGGTATCCCAGGCCGCCTGCGGAGGTTCCAGAAACGGGCGTTAGGCGCCGCCCGTGGAGCCGAACACGAGGTGCGGCAGGCCGTAACCGACCGCGCCCCTGTAGTCCACGCCGTAAATGAACTCTTTGCGCATGAAGACGTTTTCGTCGTCCGGGTGGTCCATGGCGACGAACTGCGCCTCTTTACGCATCTGGAGGATGAAAGGCTTGGCCGGCTTTTTGAGGCAGGCCAGGAACCACCAGGTGGGGTGGGGCGCAAGCTCCGGCGCGACGATGATGTCGGCGGAGTTTTTCCAGATGTTGGAGACGGAGCCGGTGGTAAGGTCGGCGCGGACGATGTCGAGCGCCTCTTTTTCCAGCTGGGGCGGGACGATGATGTGCGAGGGAGTGACTCGCAGGGGCCGGTTCTCCTCGTTGACCAGGCTCATCATGGACTGCCGGGCGACTTCGTAGGAGACAGCGGTGAGCGCGTCAACGCCCTTGTTGGACCACGCTGGCTTTGAGCCGTTGGGATGCGTGGCGTCAAAGAAGGGGCGCCCGTCAAAACAGGTGGAGGCGAAGCCTTCGGCCAGCAGGCTGAAGATAAGCTCGTCCGGGTGCTGTTTTGCGTTCTGCCCAAGCTGGCTGAAGAGCGGGGAGTAGACGCCGATGTTATCGTCCTCGATGTCGTTGCGGTTGACGGCGACCGTCGCCTCGAAATCGCGGTTCTTTATCACGAAGCCGTCGAGGGAAAGGTCTTTTACCGTCCTGTCGCCGAGCCATTCGCGCAGGCCGGGGAACGCGCCGAGCCAGCGGTATTCTTCCTGCCTGGTTTTGGAGTCCACACGCATGGACAGCTCAGCGCTGTGGGTGGGGGACGCCTCGTACGCCTTCTGGAAAACGGTCTTGAAACCTCTCATGGTGTCCTGCAGGGTTGTCCGGTTTATCACCGGGCCAAGCAGGAGCGGAAGCGCCATGGAGCTGTGGTGATCGCCAAAGCCAGCGGCCACGGCGGCGGCCAGGACGGCCATCATTAAAATCGGGGTCATCGTAATCTCCTGTTGAATGTTTGTAAATATCGTTATGAGGCCGCCGTCAGCGGGCGGCGGTGAGAATGTCCACGAAGACGGAGGCGGACGAAACCACTTCCACGATCTTGCCGCACCGGATGTGGCGGAGCTGTATGTTGTCGGACGCATTGCCAACCGGCAGGGCGCCAGCCGTTACAGTCGCCACTATCTGCGAGCCATCGGAGGCCGTCAGCGTGAACTCGCCGCCCGCGCCAACGTTGACTGCGGCGCCTGCGCCAAAAGCCAGCGTTGTCCCGACGGCGGTATAGGCCAGGGCGCGTGTGCCGCCCCTGCTTGTGGGGATGCGTTTGAGGACGGCTCCGGTGACGTTTACCGGCTGGGCGGCTATGCCACGGCCCACGGTGTTGTCGTCCACGACGAACGCGTCCTGGTTGAGGTCGGCCTGGGTCATGCCGGAGGAGTTGAACTCGAACACGCCGCTCCTGTGCCCGTCCACGGTGGCGGCGCCGTTTGCGCCTGCGGAGTTGTCGGCGCGGGTGTCGGCTTTGCCGGCGAAGCTCTGCGCGGACGAGTCCGATGCGGGCGCCGCGTAGCCTGCGGAGTTGACGGCTGTCAACGCCCCGGCGTATATCACAGTTGAGCCAGCCACCGGGTGGGTGAACAGCGTCCCGTCTTTACGGATTGATTTCCTGTCTGTCGTAAGATTGGCCACTTGCCTTTTCCTTTCCTAAAAATTATTACCGGTTATTCAGTTCCCGTACCTGCGGTAGTCGTCCACGGATACGCCCATCAGCCTGCACACGTTGTCCTCGCTGTCGGACAGCTTCTTTTCCACTTTTACGCACGGGGTTATAAGGCCGCCGAGCGGGATGGAGGGGACGCTGTTGGCGATGAACGCCCGCAGGGATTCGGGATTGCGCCCCGCAAGGTCGCGCGCCCAGCCTTTTAGGGACGGCGCCAGCCTGCCAGCGGAGACGGCGTCGTTGACCATCGTGTCCGCAGATGTGGTTTGGGTGTCTGCGGCTTTGGAGGCCATCTCGCCGATTTTGGAGACTATCTCCTCATCCGCCGCGTCCGGCCCAAGCCCCAGCATGGCCACCGTGTCGCCGAGCGCGTCCCTCAACGACCCTGTCGGCTGGGCGATCAGGGCTTCCACCGCCTTGATGACAGCGTCATCCGGGGTGTCTGGCGGGAGCTTGAGCAGTTCTTTTATTACCACGCATAAATCCTTTTTCATTCTCGTCTCCTGTGTTGAAAGCTGGTTGGAAAGCGCGGGCATGGAGTGGATGTTGGGGTTGTTGGTAAGGCCCAGGTTGAGGAGCCCGGCGATGCGCCCCCCTTCCATGAGAAAGACCGGCGAGAGGAAACGGTACTCCCTCGCGCCGATGGCCTTACCGGCTTCCTGTGTCCACTCTATGTCCGCCGTTATGCCGTCTTGCGACATTTTTTCTGTGCCTGTCTTAACCCATCCGGCCGCTATGGCGCGTCCGCAGTCTTTGAGCGACTCGTGGGCGTAATCCACGACGATGTCCCTGCCCCATTCGCCCATGCGGGCGAGGATGCGCTCCGCCGCTGGCCTGTCCACGACCTGTTCCCCCTGCGGGTGAGGGAAAACGCCGAAGGGGACGATGAGGGTTTTCGTTTTCAGTCTCGGTGTCATTTCTATCACTCCTTTCATTTCCCGCCAGGAACCAGCGGGGCTTCCGGGTCGCCGAGGATCGGCACGCCGGTCATCTCTGCGGCTACGCGGGCCGGGACTTTGGCGCCCATGTCTATGACGGCCTTTAGCTGGGCGAGTTTTTCGTCTGTCTCGCCGGGCCTGGAAAGCCTGGTCACAACCTTGGGATACCTGCTTTGCGGGCCGAAGTTGTAGTCAACCAGCGGCCTTATGAAATCCTGGCTCAATGTCTCGTCGAGCGCCTTGCAGTCGTAAGCTACGATGTCCTGGCGCACCTGTTCGTGAACCTTGCCCAGCGCGTGGGAGCCGCCCCCGCCAGCGTGGCCGGATTCCGTGGTGAGCGTCTGCCCAAGCACACGTTTGGACTTGAGGCGGTTGAAGAACTCCACTGTGTCCATGAACAGCGATTGCGAGCCGCTGGTGGCGGACTGTATGAACTCCACCGTCGTGTCGTCGGAGATCACAGCCGCCGCGTCGGAACCGAGGTTGACGACGGCGTCTTTTAGCACCTGGCGGGAGCGTTCGTCGGCGGTGGGGCCATACTTGCCCAGCCTTAGCGGGACGCCGTAAATGTCTATGAACGACAGCCAGTCTTTGATGGTGTAGTTCGTGAACAGGTAGTACCACGCCACGCCACGGTATAGGCCAGAGCGCAGGAACTCGCCGGGGCCGCGCCCGTTGTGATGGAATACGAACTTCTCTCGCGGAAGGGCCACGCCCGCCGGGTCGTTTGGGTCGCGGTACTTTGGGAAATCGAGTATCCTCAGCGGGTCGTTGAAATCCATGAACATGAAATACTTCTGTGGACGGGGTATTATTTCTATAACCCTAGCCTCGCCTCCAGACGTGTCCCATATCATCTCGGCCACGGAGAACCCGTGGGATACGGCGGACATGAGCGCCATCATCGTGGCGTTTTTGCGGGGGAGCGACTCGAACACCTCGCGGGTGAAATCGGCGATTTTAGCGTCCATCGCCCCGCCGCCGCCCGCCGGGACAATGTCGCGCTCGCGTGACACAGCCGCCAGGGATCGCGTCTGCATTACCGCGCCGAGGTGCAGGTCTTTTTCCTCCATCTCGTCGAAGAAGGCCATCGCCTCCGTCACGTCGCCGCTGTCGAGGCTGTTTAGTATCGCCGTCAGGCCGCCGGGGGTAAGGTCTCTTGGCGCCCGCCCGTTCCAGTACGAAAGCGGCCTGGTGGGGATGATCTCCCCGCGTGTGATATTTGGCCTTTTCATTCGAGTTCGCTCCATGTGGTTTTATTTTTCATACTAAAATCCCGGCGCTATCCGGCGCCTGGCCACGGAGACATACTCCGAGGTTGGACGGTTTGATATCCCACGCGCCCCCTCCAGCGCCAAAAGCCACGCCCAGGCGCAATCCGCGTGGCCCGACGAGCTTCTCGCCGACCCGTAGAGGATGGCGCCGGACTCCGAGACCACCTGCCGGATAGAGGCCAGCTGGCCGATGAGGTCGCGGTCGGCGGGGATGACGGCGCTTTTGCCGCGCAGGACGTTGTAGCCCCCGGCGATGAGCATGGACTTGGACTTTGCGGTGAAAGTCACGCCTTCGGCCACTTTGGGATATGCGCGGGCGAGGCGTTCCGCCATGTCCATGCCGATGCCGGTCGCGTCTATGCGCAGGGCCGACGCGCCCATTTTTATTACCGCGTCAAGCGCCTCGCGCTGGACGGAAAACGGCGTGTCTTTCATTGATATGATCATGCGCGTCTCCAGCAGGCCACCGGCGTGGTCGAGTATGACGATGGCGCACTGGTCGTTTTTCCTGCCGGGGTCGCAACCGACGTACAACGCGCCTTTGCGGGCGGACTTTAGCCATTCCCAGTCCAGCGCGGACGGGGCGCGGCCAACGTTGCGGAAGACGAGGGCGGATTCCGGCCCCGCCCCAAAATCCGCCTGGGCGCATGACGTGATTATTTCCACGGGGAACGCGGCGTCTTCCACCTCCACGAACTCTATTTCCGACTCCTGCCGGAACGCGCGTTCGTCCATCGCGGCGTATATCTTTTTGAGGTTCTCGGAGCCATACTTTTTAACGCGCGCCGATGTCGCCATCGAGGGCGCCATATCCGACGCTTCCGCCACGTTGACGCACAGGGCGGAGCATAGCCACCACGGGACTTCGTAACGGACGACATCGGCGAATTTCCCGCGGCTCAAATCGTGAAACACCCCGTGTTTGCCCAGCGGCGTTGATTCGACGGTGAGATGATCCTCTTCCCTGCGGGCGGTGACGTGCAGGGCGCCTTCGTAGATAGCCTTTGAGTTTATGCAGTGTGGAAGCTCCGACAACCCAACGTCGCCGCCGCGCCCACGAGGGGCCTTGCCAGCAAGCGAGCGTATGACCGAACGGCCCCCACGCGGCCCGGCGAAAGAGATTTCGTCTTTGGAGCGGTTGACCCTGTCGAGCCGCCAGCGAGGCGGGAGCGAGTCGTGCAACTCGTCAACGTAATCAATTTTCCCCCTGGCCTCTTCACGGTTCATGCTCACGAAAAAGGCGTTATACCGGGCGCGGGTCTGCGAGCGCAGGAAAAACTTTAACGCCATGATCCACGAGCCGCCCACGCGCCTGCTTTTAAGGAGGCAGACAAACTTGGCGGGGTTGCGAAGGTAGCTGGCCTGCCACGGGTCCAGGTGGACTGGCTCGCCACCGGCTTTGAGGAAAGCGTGTGAGAAGTTCACCGGGTCACCTAGCCAGGCCATGAGCATTTTCATGTCCGGCCTCTGCTTGATTACCAGCGCCGGGGCAGTCCTGGGCATAAAGGGCGTTGAGCTGTTCGATTCCATGTTCATCCTTCTCCATTTCCTCGATGTTTTCGCGTCCCAGTTCGCCCTTGGCCCATTCCACGGTTTCGGGAACCAGGGCTTTTATAGCGGTGGCCGTCTTTTCGTCGGCGAGGGAGACGAGCCTGGCTACGATTTTTGGCAACATGCGGGCGGTGAGTTTTTTGGCGGCGTCGGCGCCCTTGCCGTTGAGTAACTGGGCTTGGCTGGCGATGCGGACCCTGCGGTATTGAATGTCAATCCTCAGCAACGCTTCAAGCTTCACCTCTTCGAGAGCTTTCTCGTTTTCCGTGTACCTTCTAAGAAGGTCGCGGTAGATGGCAAGCTCCAGCATGGCGGCCATGTCGTCCACGTCCGAGCCAGTCCTGACCCTGTTCATGAAATCGCGCATCAGCCGAACGCCCTCTCTCTTAAACTGCCTGCGAAGTTCGATCACCTGCCTTTGCCCGTCCACTTCGTCGCGCAGTTCTTCCTTGGAGGCGTGTCCCAATTCGCGAACCCTTATATAGATGGCCTCGAAATCATCTCCGGCCGCAACGCATCTTTCGATGCGATTCTTTTGCGCCTGGGTGATCCCGCCTTTGGACAGAAGCTCGCTCATTAGCCAGTCACTCCTGGGTCGGCGAGCAGTCCGTCGGCCATGTTCATGCCGTGCGCGGTTATGCGGGCCAGGTATACGAGGTCGCCGTTGGCCGGATGCGCGCGCATTTCCAGCAGTCCTTTTTTCGCCAGATACCAGATGTGGTAGCGCACCTGGTCTACAAGAAGGCTCTCCATCCCCTGATCCAGCAGGTCTTGATGGATTTCGTCGTCGCCGTTGAAGGCTTCCGGGCACTGACGGCAAAACGAGAGCACGCCCATGCGGATGGCGCGTTTGACGATCAACCCCGTCAGGCCGGGCGCAGACGGCAGGACACCCTGATCCGTCACGGCGCCGTCGGCCAGGTCTATGCCCGCCGGGGTTATCTGGACAGAGCGCAGGCCAGCGTCCGTGGTGTTGACGGTGACGTATGCCTTCTTCTCTAAATAGGCGAGGCAGTCGCGCAGTTTTTTGGCGTCCAGCTCCGTGAAGCGGGGCCGCAGGGCGTTTATCAACGCCGACTCCGCCTGTGGGAACATGTACAGCCCTGCCAGCATGGCCAGCGCCTGCTTGCGAAGGGAGCGGGAATTGTCGGTTCGCGTGTTTTTGGCCATCAGTCCCTGACTCCGTGTGAAATGACATAGTTATAAATAGCTTCCACCATGCCCTGGATATTGCCAGCCAGCAGGTTGAACTCGTGGCGGGATACGGCCTGCGAGCGAAGGCCCTCTATCTTCTTTTCCAGCTCGTCCCTGGCGTCGGCGTGGGCGCCGTCGAGCTTGTCGCGCAGTTCGTCGAGGCGGGAAGAAAGCTCCGCCGATTTTTTCGCGGCTCCGTCCAGCTTTTCCTCCACCGACGCGATGGCGCGGCGCAGGAGCGCGAGCAGGGCCGACCAGCCCACGCCGATCACGGCCAGCAGGAACCTGTTGTCGTCGAGCATAAAAAAATCCTTCACAGCTAATTATTTAAAAGGAGGCTGGCTCTGCGGGTGGAGCGGCTCCCGGACCGTCGGGCGGCGCCCCGGTCGAGGGGGCAGGCGGGAGCCCAGAGAGGCGGGACGTTTACGGAGGGGTTTTCCGTATCGCAGGAGACGTTCGGGAGCCGTTCCACCCGCAGAGCCAAAGAAGTCATACTTGCCTCCAAATTTTCATCAGTCACGCTGGCTGTATCGCCACCGTCGCGAGCGGCAATCGCCGTTCACGAAATGGACTTTACGCGAAAGGGAAGAGGCTTTAAATAG